GGGAATGAGGAAGCGTGAATGGAAGGAGCCGAGGCATTACCCGGATGGATATGGTGAGTATATGCATGGGCCGGTGATATTGGGGCTGATAGTGCTGACGGGGATATTGGTGGTAGGGTTTATTAAGTGGATTTTTAAAATATAGATGGTATGCAGGAAAAACAGGAATATATAGTAAATGAAAAGATAGTTGACGGTAAGTTTTGCGTTACCAGAACTGCCTTTTGTGATCTTGATAATGGGATAAGAGCTTTGGGGACCCGGTATTATTTTGTAGACGGGAAGCCTGTAGAATATTGGGAAGAGGATACATCCACTGGAAAACTTTCGGTTATTGAAATTCCGTCTGCACGGATGAATTTTAGTATGGACGATATAAGAGCTGCAAGAGCAGCTATGGAAAAGGCAAAGAAGTGGTAACGAGTGAAGATGCTTCGTTGCCTCAGCATGACAAGTAAGTAAAGATAGTTGGAGTGAGGGCGTGGGTAATGCCATGACCCGCCGACAAGGGAGTCCAGGTAACACTGGACTCTTTTTTTATTCAGCAAAGGTGGTAGTGATATTAGGGGTGACGGGTGCGGGTATGGGTAGATTGATGGTGGTATCGTCTGTCATACCTAGAGAGTAGGTGAGCTGGCGGACGCGGATGAGATCGGTGCGGCGCTCGGTCTTGGCAGAGATGCGAACGTAAGCACCGTAAATATCTAACAGGGAACTGTACCCTTCCTGGGCACCCGGTGTGGTGCCTTGTATGGCCTGATGGAGGAACTGCTCCAAATCGTAATAATACAGGGCTTTCTCGCGATACAGAATAGGGGTAATGCTGCTGCCGCTGCTGAATGGCGGGAACCCTATGCGGAGCGATATAGTGCCTTTCCCTTCCTGGGTGTTTGCGCCGAGGCTTTTGAAGTCCATGTTGTCAATGTCTATAAGTACGCAGGGCGTGGGGAAGCCTACAGGTGGGCGCATATCGCCATTGTGGGCTTCGAGCTGGCCGAGGTCCTGATCTACGAGGCCAAAGTATTTATTGCCATTGCCGTCTACGAGCGCGCTGATCTGCTGCTGGATGGAGAGGAAGAGTTTGCCGACTGGACTATTCATGTTTTATGTTGTTTATGAGCTTTTTAACAATGGCCGCTTCGCATTGCTGCGTAAGTACCGGTGACGGGCCGATCACCGGACGCGGTGGTGTATTCATATTCCTGGTAACCGTTTTTCCAAATGTGCCCATTGGTGAACGGCTATATACCGGGCCGCGTACCCCTTCATTGAGCGCGCGTGCCTGTGGTGCATCAGTCATAAGGGTTGTATAATCGGAACTGTCTTGTTTGCGCCACGATCTGCGATAGTAGCCGGTAAGAATGAGTATTTTGTGGGGGCGCGGATAATTAGGTCTTTTCTGTATTGCCCAAGGCTGGAAGGTAAAGCCCTGGTAACCCTGAAGTCGAAAGTTGTCGTCAATAAATTTTAAACCTACCGTACCGACAGTATCTACGAGGTCGGGCATCAGCGAACTTACTGACGCGGCGAGACGCTGAAGTGGTATTTGTAGCGGATCATTCATTTGTCTTTTTTGCGATCGGGGATCATAGATGTTATCTTTTCCTTTATTTCTTTTGGCAAGCCGATATAGTAAGCGCTGCCTTTGGGAAATACCAAGCCTTCTTTACCGAGGTTGACCTGGAACATTACAGGTATCTCCGGGTACGGTGTTTGTTTTGCAGGGGTCTTGTATGCATCATCATTACGAATGACGGTGCAGCGGCAGTTCCAGCCGTTTGGCGGGAAGTAGGTATCCCAAAAAGGATCATCGACGGGCTTGGCGGTGCCATTGAGTTCAGCATGCTCTTCCCGGACACGATCATCTTCCATTGTGCGATACTGGAGCGTACTATCCGGATGGGCTGAGAAGTCTACCCATTTACTGGCCATCTGTGATCCGGCCACGGCAGCGTTGTATTCCGTGCGGAGCCAGTTGCCCTGGTATTCATCCAGGATAGTAAGGGCTTTATCTTTAAATTCCTTAAATGTCGCATTGCCATTTACGGCATCAGTGAGATCGCGGAGCATCTGATAATTCTTAGCACCGGAGAACTGGTAAACGTTAGCCTCTAAATGGGCTAGTTTATTGTAGTCGGGGCTGTCATACTCAAAAGCGGAGAAGTCGCCGCCAAAGCCCGCATAAACGCCTTCCATGTAGGTTTTGACGTTTTCGAGCATGGTGGGTTCGTGAAGATCTATTTTTTCACCGTTAAAGAGTGTTTGAAGTAGCTTTAAATACAAATCGTTAAGAGAAAATGAATCCGATATTTTCATATTCTCAAAGGTATTGTTATCGCCCAACTTTGCAACTATATTGCCTCCGCATTGTGCGCAGGGTTGATATGCCCGTTTTATTAACGGGCGGGGCCGAAAAAAGCTGTTAGCTTTTCATCCATCATTGCTGATACATCGCTAAGCGATAGAGCCTTGGGAGTTTTGGGCTTCTGCTTGGTTTTTGGCTTATTGGCGGGGTTGGGTTTGCCGTCTTCCTCATCGGGTTCGGGGTTTGGTTCCTGGCCGAGGACGGGAAAGAGCTGTATGGTATCTGCCTCAGTTTCGGGGGCAGGTATGCCGAGGAGATCGTAAGCCCATTTTTTAGATATTGGAAGTCCCCATTGTGTTATAGCCTGTGTAACTACAGGAACATAGTCCTTGAGGTAATCAATATCCACTTCCTTGTCATATTCGAAAGCGCCACCTTCTACGGGGTAGTTATATGAACTTAATATATCGATGAAGTGATCAGAATTAAGGTCATCGACCATATCATCCATATCCTCCTTCATGATTTCCTTTTGCTCCAGGGAGTGGGTTTTACTTTTGCCTTCGGAACCGTGCTGGCCGGAAGCGGAAGTTTCGGTATTGCCCAACATGATCAGGGACATTTCCTGATTCATTGCAAGCCGGAATGTTTCCTGGAGTTTTCCATCGCCATTGGACATTTTACCATCCTTCATATCGAAGCCCATCTCTTCAGGGAGCGCCATTTTCATGGAGTTGCCGGCTGTATTGAGTATGCGCTCGGCTGCTTTTTGCGCCTGCGTGTCATACCCTTTATACTTCATGATCATGACAGGAGAGCCGAACATTTCAATGTAAGAGGCCCAATCGCCCACGGCACCCCGCTTGAGCATTACATAATAGGATAGATAAAGTAACAGCCCGAAGTCGTGATGGTCACCAAGTATCCACCAGTTTTTTATGTCCGTATAGCTGATACCATCATCAAGGCCAAACTGCTCAAAAGTGACCTTTTGGGTTTTAAGCTTTATATGCTTGGGGTCTATTTCGTTGAACGCGAGCTTTTTGCCAGGGATAAATTCCATACCGCGCAATCCCCACATTTTGCGCAGCATCAATTCCTTTATAACCTTCCTGAAAGCACGAGACCTGATGAGTTTAGTCATTTCAGGTACTTCCTCCCCATTTCTTTTGAAAATGAGCTTTTTGTTTACAACCTGGGCGATACGTTTTTTAAGTATGCCCTGGAGGTGGCCATCGCGAAGCGCCTCTGAATATATATCGAAGAGGCGTGTTTGATTGGGATAATATACTGACTCAGCGGCTACTAATGCCTGCTGTAATGTGAGCAGGTCTTTAGGGGAACGATCTACTGAGCGCAGGAAGAGCTTAGGGGTGACATACTGAACCCGTCTGCCTTCGATCGGGGCATTTGCATCCAATGTGGACTCAGGGTTGCCTGAACCGCCGTACTGATCTGCTTTGCTAATAGCATCTGCGGGTACTTTCGAATTCTTTTTACGCCCTTTTTCGGCTGTAGTCACTTTCTTTTCCATAGTGTATATTAATGGTGACAGTTAGTATTGTCGGTCTGTTCGAAACCGGTGTTATTGCGCTTCTTTTGTGAAATGGCATATACTTCATCGGACGGTGATGAGGTCTCGGTGGTGATATCGAGGTAAGGCCACTTGGGGTCTGCAACGCCTTTCTGTATGTCTTTTAGTGTGGCCACAGTCATCTTATATCTTGACTCCATCATTTCATACATGATGTTTGCATTTGCGAGCTGCATCAGCTCCCAAATGGCTATGGTCTTCACCATGCGGTTCAGCTTATTGTCTGAAAAGGAGGCAGCAATGCCGGAGGGGTTTGCCTCTGTAACGGTGGGATCACCGAAGAGCTGCACCAGATCGTAGCGGGTGAGGTACATTTTAACTTCGTCAATGGCTGTGGCGATTGCCTCCAGAGCAAGGGTATTGGTATCTATATCGCCGGTGTTGCGGGTGATCTCTGCAACTATCTCCGGATATGCATTGGTGAGATCAGAAGGCGTAAGTATTGGTGCGTATGCTGGCATAATTTACTGTTTTAGTAACCGTATTTGCTGCTTTGTCTTTCCCTGGGCTGGAACATTATGGAGCCGGGGCGGAACTGTGCTTGTTTTTCGTCAATGATAAATTTTGCTCCCTCAATGGCATCGGGGCCATCCAGTTGTTTGCTTGTGGGTTTTGCTGCTATGAACTGAGCTTCCAGGCGCTGCATGTGAGGATTGTCTTTTTCATCTATGTTGAATATCAGATGTCCAAGGCGGTTAATGGGTTCCAGCGCTGACTCTATGCGGGGCCATTTTTCGGGCTTTTTCCTTATGTCCGGAGAGATGGGCAGCACGCCGCCATAATCACTTCCCAGCTGGTACATGAGAGGGAGCAGCACCTGCTCATAAAATGGGTCTTGCAGGGTGTTGTTTTCTATAAAGTAATAGGAAGGCGGCGCGGGTTTGTTGTCACAATGGTTTTTGATATAATTGCGGCATTCATACATGGATGCCATGAATATGCTGTTGGACATTACATCGAGGAAGCCGTAGTATATGTAGTAGTCGTCTTTGATGCGTGCCATTATGAATACTGCCTTGCGTGAGTTAGTAAGGCCGGACTTCTGACCAGGGCGATCTTTATTTGATGGCGCGGGATCGGCATAGGTGACGATAAAAGGCGCATCGGATATTGGGGGACATTTGCCCCATTTGACCTCCGGGAATGTTTTGCCCTGGGACATGGGGTTATTGAAGTATTCTTTTTGTGAGGAGGCGTAGGATATGCCGTTGATCATATCGTCTATCATTTCCTCGGTATTCTTTTCGGGCCATGAGCTTTTGCCGTTCTCATCGCGGATGTTGACGATCTCTTTATCATCGGCCTTTTCCAGGAGGCGCATGGCGATAGAATCTTCCGCAATGAGGTTATTGTCGCAGAATATAAAGTAGGGTTTGCTGATCTCCACGCATGGAATAACGGCCTCTTCCACCCATTCAACGGCTTCATTGAGCAGATCAGGGTTGCGGCATAGCTCGTCATCGTCAATATCATCGAGTAATACACAGTTGATACGCAGCTCGTCTTCTTTGGCACCACGGGGTGATTGCCCTCTACCAACGGCGGTAAATGCAATGTCTTTCAGCGTGGTGATATGCTCTGAGGTCCAGGAGCCGAGGTTTTGCTGCTTGCCATAATCCTGTATGATGCGCTGGTTAGCCTCGAAGTGACCGATATATGGCTTTAACAGCTTAGCTGCATTCTTTTCTGATTTGGAACACAGGAGTACATTAGCGGGGAACTTCTTTACAAAAATGAGGTAAAACATTTCCATCATGCGGCGCGATGATTTAGAAGCGCCACGGAACCAAGGGCGGGACTGGCGGAATTTGCCTGATCCCTTTTTTACCATGTTATCATAGGCGGCCTCTATGCGATCGGAGGAAGCGATCTGGAATTTTGCGGGTTCGGCAAAGCACCATTTATCGAAATAATATTTTATCCAGGCTTCGCGGTTGCCAGGGGCTTCGAGGCGTTTTTTGCGTGCGTTAATCTCTTCGGCTGTATCCCTGATGTTTATGGGTGTGGCTTTCCGGATGTTCTCGGTGTATTTCTGCCATTGGAGGGCTAATTTTTTTTCTTGTGCAGCCTTCATTAAATCTTGTTTAAACGTGTTTTAATGAATGCATCGGAATAGTTGTTGATGAGCTGTGCATGCTCCATGTTCTGCTGCTGCACGAAGGTTATAAAATCCATCTGCGCCAATATGATCTCACCTACGCCACTCTGTTTTTCGGACAGCTCGTATATGGATTTGGTGAGTTTGCGCACAGCATCATAGTCGGGGTTTGTATTTGGATCATCATCTTCGAGCCAAGCCTCATTTTGCTTGTTGAGCAGTGAGAGCTGCTTGTACAGGGATTTCAGTTCGCTTTCGCGGGTGATGGAAAGGGCTGTTTTGAGTGCATCCCACTTGTCATCATTGACCCAGGCGCTCATTGAGTTTTCAGAAATATCGACTTTGGCGGCGATCTCTTTTTGCGTCATTGCTGTATTGAGATACAGGATTTTGGCGTATTCTTTTTTCTGCTTGTTGGTGAGTGTTTCCATAGTATCTGATTGAGATTGCTTCGTTCCTCGCAATGACGCTAACCCCATCCCCGCCGATGGCGGGGAGCGCGTGTGTGAAACAAAAGTACCCTCGCGCGTAAAGCTTAACTAATTAGAAAAGCATGGCGGTGCAAGTAATTGTATCATCATGGTATGGATAGTTGCACGATGGCTAAAAGTGCGTTTGGAAGCGGGTTTGAGAGTGTGCAATTTTACACCCATACCACACGAAATACATGCCAACAGCTAAGAGAAATACAGCAAATTATACACCAAAGGTTTATGCCTATGGCATGATCAATGATGATATGGCCGCGCGTATAGCTGATGAATTACAGGCTTATGAGGGTTCGGGATGTGAGCGGATACAGTTACGTATGAATACTCCCGGTGGAAGTATTGGAGCCGGAACTGGCATATACAATACTATAAAGGCGTGCGCTGTACCTGTTGATATTTACATTGACGGTATGGCAGCAAGTATGGGTGCTTATATAGCTATGGCCGGTGATAAGGTGTATATGAGCAAGTTTGCGCGTATGATGCTTCATGAAGGCAGGAGCGGCGAAGGCGGCACGGCTGATGAGCTACGCGAAATGGCTACAGAAGTAGATGCCAATAATGCGAACCTTCTAGCGATGACTTGTGCTAAAACAGGGCGTCCGGAGGCCGAGATAAAAGCGAAATTTTTTAACGGTAAAGATAATTTTATTGGTGCTGTAGAAGCCAAGGCATTAGGGTTAGTGGATGATATCTATGACCTGAACGAAGTAAAGGGCCTTGCGACTGCTACAGATTTTACAGTATACGCCATCATGGATGCTGCGTACCAAACCGGTTTATTTAATCATCAAAATGAAGATAACATGGAAGCAATCCAAGTAAGTAAAGAAGTTGTTGCGTGCCTGGGCCTGAAAAGGAACTATGATATGGCAGCAATAGAGGCAGGTGTGCTGGCCTTGAATAAAAAGTACACTGACCTGCTGGACCAGATGGAGGAGCAGGAGACTGCGAATATGAAGCAGCAGATAACAACATTGCTGGAAGGAGCAAAGAATAATATTACTGCCCAACAGCGCCGGTTGTTTGAAGCGAAATATGCTACTGATCCCGAAGGGTTGAAGGCTATGCTGAAGACTATGGGATTTACGAGCGTGACTACGATCATAAACAATGCTTCTCCGGAGCGTGGTGGCGAAGCTAGTGCTGAATATACACCTGAAGTTAAGGCACTTATGGCCAAAGGATATAAGGCGCTTTGGAAGAGCGGAGAACTGGGCCGTTTAAAAGCAAAGGACGAAAATGCCTACCTGGCACTATACCAGGAGGAGCATAAGTGCTTACCCAATGAGCGTGAATACCAGGAGAAGCTTCCTAAGAAAAAGTAATTGCTGATCTGTTGATCAGGCCCTTTCACTATGAAAATTTTTAATTCAAACAAAAACTTTTAATAAATATACTATGAAAAAAATAGGATCATTTTTACTGGCTGTTGCCTTTGCGATGGCAAGCCCTGTGCGCCAAATGAGCGGATGGGTGCAACTACTTGTGTTAACTGCGGTGATAGCAGCTTTCGTGCTACCTAACCCGCGTACCTATACCAGTGGCCGTGTTACGACCGCTGGTATTAATAAGGAAGCGTGGGAAGATCATATTGAGGAGAACCTGTTCCCTGATAATGACTTTATGAGCGGGATGATGGATGAAAGTGAGTTTGTGAACTACCTGACGGTACACACGCCTAATGCCGGTAATGTGCCTACGATAGTTGTGGACCCTGCATTTCCGCTTAATGGCGGTAACGGCCTGGCTGTAGGGCAAAGGACGGATACTACCGTAGACTGGAATATCCATGTATTCACGGGCAGTGAACCGTTTGTAATAACGAATGCGGAAGAGGTGCAGCTCTCTTATGACAAGATGAGCAGCGTGCTGTATGACTTTGAAATGGTGCTACAGGAAACCGTGGCAGATTGGAGCATTATCAATATAGCACCCACAGGTACTGCAACATTGCCCAGCAATATATTAGGCGGCGCAACGAACAATAACATATTGCGCAGCTCCGGGATCACTAACAATGACCTGGAAGATGTCCGCAAAACAGCGGCATATACCCTGGGCGCAACCGGTAACCGCTTGAATTTTACACTGTATGACCTTCGCCAGGCAAAGAAACTGGCAGATAAGCAGCGCTGGGGTAAAAAGGACAGGCATATGCTTATGAGCGCAGATGCGGCTGACCAGATCGTGAATGACCTGATCATTACGAAATACAGGCAGGATGCCAACAATGTATATGACTCCGCTACAGGTGATATAGACCGTCTGATGGGCTTTAAAATATGGGTGCGTAGCAATACCTGTGTGTATAACAACGTGGAATTGCCTGTGGTTAAGGCTTATGGCGCAGCAACTGCAACGGACGATAACGAAGCGATCATCTTCTGGCAGAAAGGCTGTGTGGCTAAGGCGAGCGGCGATATAAAGATATATGAGCAGCTTGACAGCCCTAAAGACCTGGGTGACGTATACAACGCCCTGGTGCGTGCGGGAGCCAGCAAGAAGAGGAGCAGCGAGCTGGGCGTGGGTGCGATAGTGCAGACAGCGGCTATATAAGACATAAAAAATTAATTGAGATATTCTCAATAGCGCGTAGCCAGCAACGGCACGCGCTATTGGTGGCAAAAGAAACAACTATATTTTATGAAAAAGACAATAAGGAATTACGGTATTGCGATTTTGCTTTTTGCATCGGTTATTGCTTTGGCATGGGCACCTCCTGGCCTGATGGCCTGCATGAGCTCTACGTATTATAACAACGCTGCCGGACCATTGACGGCCTACCCTATAGCTACGGGCAAGAACGATACTGTGGCGGGGGCAGGTACGGATACCTTTAAGCTTCAGGCATCGCTTTGCGGCAACGTAAAGAGCCTGACTTTCAGTAATGATATCTGGAAGAGCGCAGGTACGCCAACGGTTACTGTGGCACTGTATGTGAGCAGCAATGGCGGCAGCAGCTATGCCAGTACGCCGATCTACACTTATACGGCTTACCCGACTACTGTATATACAGCCACGCCAACCACGACAACTTATATCGTGAACCCGAATTTTGGCGGGGTGCCGTATACGAATTATATGTGGGTGGCTACTAATAGTGCGTCCAGTACCATGAACTGGCAAGGGAGTGTGACGCCGGTGCTGGGGGGTGGTAATTAGGCGGGAAGATAGTTGAGCCGGTAAATGATCCGGCTGGTACATCGCAAGGTAGAGCAGCGGTAGCTCGTCGGGCTCATAACTCGAAGGTCATGGGTTCGATCCCCGTCCTTGCTACAAAAATATTTTTTGAATCAATGCAGCATCCAATGCACCATATACACAACCCATCAGGGCATGACATGAATCTTACCTGTACGCTGCTCCTGACGAGCAATAGTATAATGGGTTGGCTGAGTAATATGAGTTTTATACAGTACTTCCAGTTGCTGGGGATACTGGCAAGTATAGTGGCAAGTGCGTATGTGGCATATAACCAGCACATGAATATTCAGTGGAAAAAGCGCCAGAACCAGAACGGCGGTGATGTAAACAGAGAAAACCACAGGCATGATAAACAATAAGGATTTTTTGTTTTCGGCGGTATTGTTAATAATGCTCTTATCCATTGTGGGGTTTGGGTATCTGGCTGTTATTAAGAACATGGACCTATCTCGTGCGGATGTGATCCTGACATTTTTAACTACGAATAGTGCGCTGCTGATCGGTTATGCCTGGGGAAGCAGCAGAGGGAGTAAGAGCAAGGATGCAATAATTGAGCAAAACGAAACCAAATCATGAGGAGCGCATTTACACATATCGTATTGTTTATCTGCGCGATCGGTTTGCTGACGGGGTGCTTTAGCGCGAAGGTGAGCCATAGCAGTGAGGCAAAGGTGAATGTGGTGAGTGATAACCGGGTGAAGGCTGATAGCAATATAACTACTCACCTGGAACTGCATGAGCGCGAAACGAAAATAGACACTACGGCCATTTTAAAGGGCTTTAAAAGTGACTTTAAAACGGTGCTTATTAAGGATACGGTGTACTTGCATGATCATGCGAATGCGGCGCCAATTCATTTTACAAAGCATTTTGGTAAGGCTACGCTGAAGGGGATATTCTACCCTGCCACCGGTGAGCTGGATGGCACGCTGAATGTGCCGAGTGATACGGTGATCATAACTGCGGATGTTAAGGAAAAGACAGTGGTGGATAACCGGCAGAGCAAAACGGATGTGGTTACCGACAAAAACAGTACTGTAAAAACAGATGTGAAAGGGACTACGAGTGTATCGGTGTCTTTGTTCAGCACTACAATATTCTGGAAAATACTTGCTGTGATCGCTTT